GCTAAGTCTTTTTGCGTAAGATTTAAAGTCTTTCTTCGCCTCCGTATTCTTTGACCAATTGTTTCTGTTGCCATAAGACACCTCTTTATATTGTTTAAGTTATCTTAAATCATATTGACTTAAGATTTCTAACAATGTAATATTTTAGAATTCTTAAACTAATGAGTTTTTAATTATGCTAAAAAAAATAGTTATTAATTATTTTAAAAGCCCCAAAAAAGTAGCTGATGCTTTGATGATAAGTCCTGCTGCTGTTTCTCAGTGGGGCGAAATAATCCCAGAAAAAAACGCATATCGTCTACAAGAATTTACTAATGGAAAATTAAAAGTAGACGGTTCCTTGTATCGAAAAAATAACAGAGTTCAAATCAATGGAAAGATTATTAAATAAATCAGATGAAAGATCGAGAAAGATTGAGAGCATGATTTTGCAACGTCTTGCAGAGAAAACGCAGACCACTATTGCAATAGAGTTAGGAGTGAGCGAGTCAAAGATATCTAGATTAAAAAATGACGATATTCCAATGATTTCAAAGCTAATAACTTGTTTGGGATTAAAAGTTGTGCCTGATGATTCGTTAGAAGTTTCACAAGCAGAGCTTAAATCTATAAAAACGTTAGCAAGAAAATACTTAGAGATTGATGAAATGGCATAAAAAAGCCACTAATTAGCGGTTAGTGGCGGGTGATCACTGAATCGGAGTAAATCACATGAGAAAGAATAAATCATATTACAGAACATGTCAACGGGCAGATAAACCCGACGAGTTTGCGATGATCGCATTACATAACCGAGAATTCGGAAAGCGATTTGTAGAAGTTTTTAAAGCAGCTAAAAGGGGTAAATCATGTCCACGGCAAAAGTAATCGAATTTAAGCCTAGAGAGGGGCGCGTGGCTAATTTAGATGATGGCTATACCAGAATTTCTAATGATTTATTGGAAAAAATAATCTCTTTTCCGTTCACGTTGCGCCAACAAAATTTATTGTTATCTATTGCGCGTAAAACTTACGGTTATAACAAAAAAATAGACTGGATAGGTAATAAACAATTATCGGAATTAACAGGTTATCCAGAAACGAGATGTTCAACTATAAAAAATGAGCTGATCAAGATGAATGTGCTGGTAACAAAAGGGCGTGAAGTGGGGATAAATAAAAATATTGGTGAGTGGAAAAGCAAAATTACCCAAACCAGTAAAACCTTTACCAAATCAGTAAAGAAAACCTTTACCAAAACGGTAAATCACTCTTTACCAAAAGAGGTAAACACAAAAGACAATACTACAAAAGACAATAAAAAAAATACCCCTATATCCCCTAAAGGGGAAAATTTGGCGCAAGAGCTTTTAAATTATTACAACCAATCTCGTAATGCTCGTTGTCAAGATTTCAGCCCATTCATCAAGGCGTTGAATAAATACTCTCTTGACGAAATAAAACTTGTCATCGATTGGTTTGATGCAAAAGACAATACTACAAAAGACAATAAAAAAAATACCCCTATATCCCCTGAAGGGGAAAATTTGGCGCAAGAGCTTTTAAATTATTACAACCAATCTCGTAATGCTCGTTGTCAAGATTTCAGCCCATTCATCAAGGCGTTGGGTAAATACTCTTTTGATGAAATAAAACTTGTCATCGATTGGTTTGAGGCGAAAGGAAAAGCAAAAGCTAAGCCTCAGAACATTTGCCGAATGACGCGATTTGACGGTTATTTATCCGATGCAATTACTTGGCATGGCTCTCAAAAAAATTACAAAGCAGTAATTGAGCTGTTTAACGATATCTGCGGTGAAAAGCTAGGATTTGTTGATGAGATAACACCTAAACGTATTGAAAAAATAGATAACATAATCAAAGCAGTATCAAAAAAGAATAGCGATGTTTTAGCTGCCATTGGGATGTATTTTGAAATTCTAATGGATATATCTACTGAT